GCCGTACACGTTCCATCGGTTGCCAAGGTAACAGCATCACTTGATGCTCCTGTGTGGCGTATTGTGTTGACTTTTAATTGGCTCATGATTTTGGATTATCGTCTTTTACTTTTTTAATCTTAGCTGCCATCTCATCAGAAAAAGCACCTTTCTTATAGAGGTCATCTAATTGATCACCTATAGATGGATAAGCAAATTTTCTTTTTTGTATGTAACTAATAGTTCTTGATGGAACTGCATCATCAGAAGTGAACTCTCTTGTTGTAACTTCTCCTGTTTCGAAATTAAATGATTTAATAGTCATAATGATTTATATACTTGAAATGAAAGTTTAGTATCTCCGTCAAATACACCACCAACAACTTGTCCTTTAATTCGTGTCAATGCTCCACCTAAAGAGACATAACCACCAGCAAAAGTATTATATAAAGTTCCATCGTTATTTACATATCCAGTACTTAAATAATTGTATTCACCCGAACCAGCTTTTGTAAGAATATCCGTTGAATATCTTACTTGTACAGCAGCACCGAATTGACCGTTTGGTCGAAAACCTGCTGTAGAGTCATCAAAGTCAGTTCCACCATCTCTTATATACGAAGATCCTGAGATATATCCAGAAGTTTTATAAGCACTAGCAGTTCCTAGATATATTTGATAATCCCAACCAGCAGAACCACTAACCGCAATAGAATTTATGATAACCATTTCAGGGTCATTTAAACCAGTAAGTTCATATGCCTGTGTATCTAAAGTACCCGAAGTAGTTGTAGATACTTGACAAGCTGTACCAAATTGAAGTGTTCCTGGTGTAGAACTATTCATCAGTACTTGATTAGCAGTACCAATAGTTGCAGGTAATTTAAGTTCTAAATCAGATGCAGGATTCGTTGCAGGAGCTGCGATGCTCATGCTATTTCCTGATGCGTGTGGCAGTTTAATACTTCCCATTAGCTTTTAGGATACTTATCTTTAGTGGTTTTAATCGTGGCCTTCCAAGCATCAATACCATTATGGTAGATGTCATCCAACTGATCGACCACAGAAGGGTATTCAGCCGCTCTTTTCCGAGCATAATCTTTAGCATCGAAGTCATCTTGTAACTTCTTAAGTCCTGCATTTACGTCAGCTTCACTAGGCTTAGAACCGCCATCATGGACGATTAGGTTTGCATAGACTTTATTCTTTGAGTCAGACCATCCAAACCATTGTCCAGTTCTAACAGTAACTAGATAGTCTTCTATGTGATCTGCTTTACCTGTTTGAAAATTCATTTTATGTGTCTCCTACTCTAAGAAAAGTGGCATAAGTACAATTTCTTGTCGTATGTCCAACATAAGTAACGGTTTCTGATGCAGCTGTGCGAAATTTACAAACACAATTGGTTGTATTAGTGACATCTAAAGTGTAATTAGCAATCGTACTTCCATAAGCATTGCTACCACTTTGATCATAATTATTGGTATAGGTAGTTGCACTTTCATAAAAAGTACCTCCACTACCATTTGTGGAAACATAGATATGTCCACCTACATATCTAGCTGCTGATCCTCCTAAGTAATATGTCATTCCAAATTGTATATTCCAAATACCTGTTCTTGGAAAGGTGAAAATTCCAGAAGATTGAGTCAAGCCAGTTCCTATTTTATTAAAACCAACTTGATCCATTCTTTCCCAATTACTTGTTACATCCGCAGCACCAGCACTCCAATCTGCATTAACCATCCAGTTATCAAATTCTTGAATTGTATTAACACCTGCTGCTAACTTACCCTCTGCAATAGTAGTATTAGCAATCGTATCATTATCTACTATTCCATCAGGTAAGCCGCCTACTGCTACACCTGCGATTGTATTATTCGATCCGTTTAACGTGAGTGCCATAGTTTTATTTTAGCTGATAGCCAGAACCCCGTTAATAGTTAGGGTAGCAGAAATTGCTAGAGGGCCAACCGCATGTGCGCCTTTCCCTGAAGCTATCGTGTAATTATTAGTGATCGACTGACTATTTTCATACAAGCAACCATCTGCTACAGCACCTATAACATCAGCCCATACTGGATCATTCGCTCCAATCTTTAAGAATTGTCCATCAGTCCCCTTAGCTAATCTTTGATCTCCTGAAGCATCTCGATAAAGAATATCTCCTCTTGTTGTTAGAGGTGTGGAGTACTGAGCAACAGCAGCCCAAGTTAAACCTCCACTATTTCCAGACTGAGCTTGGAGATAGTAACCATTAGTCGGTGAATTACTAATCTTTAATTTTTCTTCGCTAACTACATTCGTTTGAATAGCAGCTTCAACAATACTGTTAGTAGCAGGAACATTAACTCCAGTAGCAGTTCCTATCTGAGTAACAAATAGAGATGAACCAGCTGGAGGTGCAGTACAGAATTTAATTCCTAATGATCCTTCTAAATGAAAACCCTCGTTACTTGCACTCCAACTACCTGAGTTTGGTTTTTGTAGTACTCCATTCAAGCTGACTAATAGTTGTCCAACACTGGTAATACTTGCTGCATTGCCACTATCTCTTAAATCAAAACTTACATTACTTCCATTAAATACAGGAGTACCCGAAGTAGCTCCATCAGGGACAACAGTTAATAATTTATAGTCACCGACTGAAGTTACTGCTGCATAGTTAGATCCGTCATAGACCTTCATTACATTTGCAGAAGTATCAAACCAAAGATCCCCTTCTACTAAAGCACTGCTGTCAGGATGTTGTGTTGGCGCACTGCCAGCTATTTGATACCTATCTCCAAAATCAGAAACAAGTGATTGAGCATTAGCAACACCTGCTTCATCTACAACAAGTCTGTGATATGTGTATGTATTTAAGGTGCTAGTTGTTTGAACTAACATCCCTTTGCCAGCAGCTATTGTTGAACTGTTAAGAGAAGAATCAATTCCATTTATAGTTACTGTCGCTCCACCTAATGTTCGACCTGTTGTACTTACTCCAGATCCATTAACTACAACTCCTCCTGCATCTGCAATTGAAACAATAGTACCTGCTCCATCATTAGGATCAGGGTTAGCATTTGGAAAAGATACTTCATTTGCTATTGGTACAAAACCACCAGCATCATTTAATAAACTAACTATCTGATCGTTAACAGCTTTTGCAGTTGGTAGTTGAACATCTGTTGAACTTCCGCTAACTGACGTAACAACACTCTTACCATCTAATAAATTTAATTCAGCAGTTGTTGAAGTAAGTTCCGTACTACTTGCAAGAAGAGATGCAGTACCTGATGGCATCCCTCCAAGAGTTGTTAGTTCTCCATCAAGAGGTTGCTTCGCATTTAATTGAGTCTGAACATTGGACGTGACTCCATCTACATAGTTAAGTTCAGCAGCTGTCGCAGTAACACCATCAAGAATATTTAACTCAGCAGCTGTCGCAGTAACACCATCTAAAGCTTGAACTTCTGCTGCTGTTAAGTCTGCTAAAGAACTAGCTGTATCACTTGCCATTGTTGCAAGCTCAGTCAACTCTGCATCTAACGGTTGCTTTGCATCTAGCTGAGTCTGGACATTAGAAGTTACACCATCGACATAGTTAATCTCTGCTGTCGTAGCAGTTACTCCCTCTAATTTATTTAATTCAGTAGTACTAACTGTTGCTCCATCTAGAATCTGGACTTCTGTATTAGTTAGATCAGCTAGAGAAGAAGCTGTACCTGAACTCATTGTTGCGAGTTCTGTTAGTTCAGCATCTACTGGTTGCCTTGTTGTATCTACATAGTTTTTTGTCGCTGCATCCTGTGCTGCTGTTGGATCTGCTACTTCTGTTACTCTTCTGCTATTAGCTGTAGCAAGACCAGTAGTAGGAGATAGAGCTATAGCTTTGTTTTGAATATCATCTAATTCTTGTTCTATATATAAGTGTTGAAGGTTATTAGTATCTAAGTCTCCAGCTGTAAGAGTTGATCCATCTGCATAATCGACAAGAACATTAGCAAGAGGTGTAATTCTTCTAACTTCTACAACAGCTCCATTAGCAGGAGCACTCCCTAAACGAGCAGTAGATTTATTTGGTTCAAAGGTAAAAGAGGTCTGCGTATAATTAACGTAAACCTTTACATGGTCTTCGTTAATGTAAGGGAAGGAGATATTGAAATCAGTTAACGAACCGTTCCCTGAATAAGTATCAAAAGCGTAAGGCATGGTTTAGCTACTGATTGAGTTGAGCAGTAAATTCTTGGGTACTTGTTCCCATACTATCGCTTCGATTGTATAGCGGCCCACTTCTTCTTAGTTGTTCTTTCTCTTCATTGGCTGCATCTAAGCGAGCTTCTGGGATTTGAATCTCCATTCTATATGGATTTTGTCCGTCTGTTCTAAATACCTCTTTAGCTTGATTCTTATAATCATTAATGATTTCTTGGATTTCATCTGATCTATCAAAGCCTTCTAATGGATCTTTACCGTCAATTGGATGAACTTTATAATCTTGAGCTTGATAATCTTTAGATGAAATTCTTTGGTATAACGCTTCAGTTAAAGTTAATCCACCATATTCAGGATGTGGAAGGGTATAGATATATTCCTTGTATTTTCTAAAAGCAGGAGGACTTAACCTTACGCCTTGAATCATAAAGTCTGTAGGTCTTGGTGGTTCAAAAACATCTCCAGCTCTATTTAATTTAATAAATTCATCATTAACAATAGCTGCTTTATATTCATAAGTTTCTGTTCCTTTCTTTTTCTGAATCTCTAATCTTGGATCAAACTCTTGACCTGTTGCTCCTATGCCAAAGTTACTAACAGCTCCTTTTATTGTTCCAAAATAAGCAGCTGTTAATTGTGATAACCAAGGAGCATCATCCATAGGTAATTGATTACTACCTAAGAAACCTTTATTTCTTATTGGTAATCCTGTTATCCAATTAATTCTCGGAGGTAATCTCTTAGAAAAACCTGGAAGATTATTTTTCATTTCATCTAATGTTTGTCTAAAACGACTAGAAATAAAGTTCATCATTTCATCTGTACCACTCATTCCTTCTACATCTTTCTTTTCTAAATAAATGATACGACCTTGATTGTCTGTTATCTGAACAAGTCCTTTATCTACTTCTTCAAAAGCTTCTTTTGGATTAACTCCTGAATCTATTTCTCTCTTATATGGATCTATTGCTCTACTTACTTCTCTTAATCGACTTGATTCTGGTATGAAATTAATTAATAATCTTTGAACATATCTATCTAATTTTGTTCTTTCAGATGGTTCCATTTCTCTTCTACCTGGAAGAACATTACGCATTAATCCAACTGCATCAAGAAATTCAGTAATACCTTTGTAATAAGTAGCATTAAATCTACCTGCTACAACTTGAGCTGTTATTGACATAGAAAAACCACCAATCAAACTATCTCTTTGCTCTTCCGACATATCTGCATATAGCATTTTGTAATCTGCTAATCCACCTATAAATGTTGCAGCAGGTTCAAATCCTCTATAAGAACGCCATTTACCATAACTAGGATTACCGTCTTTATCTCTTCCTCTCCATCTCCAAGATAGTGGAGGTCTTTCATTATCTGTCCATGATTTTCTTAGACCTGGATCATTTGGTCCAAAGCCTGTGAACTCAATAGGGAACTCTTCGTCATTTAATACAGTCGTTGCAAATACAGCTGAAGCTGCTAAACCTGTTGCTTGTTCTGCTTTCCATCTGTTACGAAGGAAATAGTTTTCATTAAATAGATCTGCATAAAAACTATCAACTGTCATTGCTGCACCAGGGATTTGTCTAACCCATTGTTTTGTTATATCTCCTGGTGATCTGTTGAAAGGTTGTATAAAACTAGCCCAAAAGCCATGTTTAGAGGCTTGAAGTTTTCCCCATCTCATTGGTATTTGCGACCAAAGAGAAGTTATTACAGGTGTTACTTCGCCTGAATCTGGAAGACTTTGATTATTCTTTGCTTCATTTAAAACATTACCTTGAGTAAAATTGTTATACCTTTTTTCAAGTCCTTCTAAATGTCCTCCTTGTTGGTATAACTCGGCAAATT